TTAGCTCCTGACCCATCCTCTACTGATAGGCATGGCAAAACTTAGGTGATAAAGGCGGATTATCCCCTTCGAGAGTGTATCCCCGAATAAATTCCACACTAACTGTGCGAACAGGCAACCGACAATCCCTAACAAAAAGGCTCCCACCATATCTAATGGCCAGTGAACCCCCAGATAAATACGTGACCAGGCGATGGCGACGGCCACTATCATCATGCTGATCGCCGACCAAAGTTTGTGCCAGAAAACAAAGGCTAAGGCAAAGGTAAATATTGCGGTACCGTGATCACTTGGGAAAGAACTGTCCGGTGCATGGGGTAGAAAATTATAACCGAAACCCACGACAAAAGGCCGGTCATGCGGGATAAGCATCCCGATACAGGCGGCTGAGAGCATAGAGAAAGCAAGCGCGATGGCCGCTTTGGCGACCACAGTGCGCTGGATGTCCATCGTTGCTTTCGGCCCCCATAACCACATCCCCACCAATAACGCCGGGATAATCATAATGGCGTCGCGCGCGATAAAAGTCGCAAAAGAAATCATCCATGATGGTGATGCCGGCGTTGCATTTATCATGGAAAAGAAAAAGTAATTCATTTGTTCCATCAGTCGGTACCTTTATCACGGTTGCAATAACCGCTAATCATCCAAAACACAGCCAACTGGCTGAGCCATACCCACCAACCAGCCCACAGGTTGTGAGTGAGAAAATGTGCCCCACGCATGATTTGACCAAAGCCCATCAACATGCCAAGGATGACTCCGGCGAGCCAACACAAAGTGGCCAGACGAGGTCGCTCGGGGTAAAACAAGAAAAACAAACTCATCACGGCAAAGCCGCTTGATGCATGGCCGCCAGGGAAGCAGTGACCCGGGCCTGCTCCGATAGGCGCAGTTCCCATCAACACATAGCTAATGGATTTGCCGCCATACTCCACCAGATCCCAAGGACAGGAGTGTGCGCTGGTGGCTTTTAAAATTCCTATCACTAATGGGCCGATACCCAGCAGCAACATGGTGGTGACCAACCGCGCATTGCGACGATAAATGCCCCACAACAATGTGACAACTGCCGCACTGATAATGGTCATTTTCAGCAACCGGTGATTAAGTAAATCCAACCAGTAATTATTTTCCCAAGGAAAATTCTGCCCGACAGGATCAAACCAATAATTACTGATAAGCCAATCTAGCTGCTCGTCGCAAGATAACCAAAAAAACAGCAATCCACTGATCAACAGACCAAAAACCTGCCAAAAGTAAAAGGATAATGGGAGTGAGTAAAGGGACTTTGTCCTAATTACCTGTGCTGTTGAGGTATTATTTAATGTTGGCGTCGTAATACCCGATTGCGACGTTGGTTTATTGGTCTTCACGAAATAACCTGAAACGGAATTAATGATATTCGAATGGTAATAAAGCTGTCTTAAGAAAGCCTTAAGGGGGCGGAGAGGGGCGAGAAAAGGTGGTAGTCAAATTTTAGGCAAGAAAAAACCCGATAGTCTCAGAAGTCTATATAAAACAACAATATATAATAAAAACAGAGAGTTGATTAGTTATTTAGGGGTAGTAAATACTAGGGAAGGGTAACCTCCGCCGCCACTTTGCCGCCAGTGCTCATGGTGGTTAGCGGGTTGAACTGTACAGCGGTTTCTAGGTGCTCTGGCGCGAAGTGAGCATAACGCATTGTCATCTGAATATCACTGTGGCCAAGGATGCGCTGCAATACCAGAATGTTGCCCCCGGACATCATAAAGTGAGCGGCAAAGGTATGGCGTAAAACGTGCGTGAGCTGGCCAGCGGGTAGCTTTATATCTGTGGTGTTGATTGCGGCCATAAAGCGAAAATAACACTCACTGAAAAGCCGGTCACCTTCTAGTGCGATTAATTCGTCATGAAGTTCTTTGCTGATTGGCACACTGCGGTTCTTTTTGCCTTTGGTTCTGACAAAGGTAATTTTGTGCGGGCTGACTTGTGAGCGGGTGAGTTTTTCCGCTTCATTCCATCGCGCTCCGGTGCTGAGACAAACCTTTACCACCATCGGCAAATCTGCCCGGCCAAAACTACATGCGGCCAATAGCGTTTTAATTTGCTCATGGGTGAGCCACGCCATTTCTTTTTCTGCCACGGCGTACTTGCGCAGATTGTCTAATGGGTTCGGTAAGTTCCATTCGCCTAATCTGGCCAATTCGCTAAACATACCGCTTAAAAAACTTTGTTCTAGATTTACGGTTACCGGCTTTGCGCCTTTCTTCCATTTCTCTGAGAAATAAATGTCACCTGACAAACGCTTAGACCGATAGTGAGCAAAATCTTTTCCGCTCAGACTGTGGGCAGGGGGATCGCCCAGTGCAGCAACTATTAATTTTAACTTCTGATAAACCTTTTCACCGGCTTCTAAAGAACGGCCATGCAGGTTATACCAAAGTTCGGCAACCTCGCTTAACGTGCGGCGGTCTGGCGCATCCCCTAACCAAGGCTTATTGCTCACCTGATCCATGGTGTAACGTTCAAAAGCTAGGGCTTCACCTTTGGTCACAAACATTTTTCTCACCCGGCGACCTGTACGCCCTGCCGGGTAACATTCACAAAGCCATTGGCCTGTTGGTTGTTTGCGCACTGACATTGAGAACCCCCTTGGAAGATAAGGGAGCATTTAACTGTATATATGAACAGTGGTCAATGTTTTATAATGATGCAACAAACATTTACGTTTTACGTCATTTACTTTAATTGAAGCTCATCTATTGATTGGGCTATTATGTCGCATAGGCTATCAGGGCGCTGATATGCATTCTTAAACAATCCCTCAACTAGGCCATCCCACATTGTCTTCTGTTCTGGAGTCGGTTTGGGGAAATACTTAGAATTACCATTACTTTCAGCAAGTAATGCATAAAAAACCATTTCTAAATGGCTAGGGTACTTTTCAATATCAAAATTGAAAGTTTTAATATGTAGTGCATCCGCTAATACATCTATGTCAATTTTACTCGTAGAAATATTTAATGCTAATTCTTTTTCAAAACAGTAGAGATATATACCTAAAAGCCAAAATAATGTATACCCGAAGAATGTCCTAGAGCTGATTTTATTAGTTGCTATTCTCTGATATATCTCAACGTATCTTGCAAATGTTTCAACCTCTCTTAAAGAAAGTCGTTTTGCTTCAATTAGAGAATTAATGAATTTAGATGCTTCCGTGTTTACAGTTCGTAATTCGTTTGAGCTAGAAATGATACTATTCCAATGGTAGGTAGATGTAAGCACACTATTGAAACCATCATTTTTATAGAAATCGGGTAATGTAAATGAAAAACGAATGAATTTATCTAAATAACGTTTAGCATCAACAGACTGACCATATATATGGTTTATCGATGCCTGTAATTGTTGTGTGTTTGTGACTAAAACGAAACTGACATTCTCGACATCAAATACGTGCTTTATGTTTTCTAAAATAGAAATAGCAAAACTAGGTTTACAACGGTCTAATTCATCAATAAAAATCATTATTGGATTTTTATCTGAAATTTCCTTTAAAGCTATCTTTAGTGTTTTTATATTTTTCTCGGAATCAATATGATCTTCTAGAAGTGTTTCTACCGTTCCATCTATTGCAGCATTACTGGTTTCTTTTATTGCCTCTTGAAATTCCTCAGCTAAATCATCTGCATTTTGTCTTAGCACCCATCCCGCCCCTGCTTTTAGTGCGGTTTTTAAACCAAATCTTAAAGCAGGTAGTGCTTTTTTAATTAATGCTGGTCGCTCTGCTTCAGGTAAAAGAGTTACTATTGCTGCAAGAACAGTTAATATTGGTGAGTCTGTGTGATCTTCATTAAATGCATCAATATATACTGTTTTATATTCAGGATTTTTTTCGTTTAATAAGTTAATTAATTTATAGCAAAACTCTGTTTTTCCTGTTCCCCAACTACCGTCTATAATCATAGGCGATGTATCTATATCTGAAACAACAAGTTTGATTATTTTTTCCGCAATATTCTTTCTTTTATATTCATCTCTACTATTAAATGTTATGTCACTATCTAAATTTATCATTAGGTTCCACTCCTCTAATAATACTTACTCAGGTATCTCACCTGATTCAATAAAGTTAATAAATTCATTTTCATCTAAAATGATAGCGCCAGCTTTACGGGCTAATGATAATTTTGCTGGCCCTGCATTGTAGCCGTAGCATAATAACTTTAAGCCTTTAGATACGGTTTTTCTGACTAACATATTATTATTTGATGCTACTGATTCTAACTCTTCTTTTCTATCTTTTTTAAAGCCAGTAAAACAAACGTCAAAAACTTCTTTCTTTTGATCTTTAAAATAGAAATCGCCGTCAGTAATACCTTTATCAATTGCTGCTAGTCCCTCCTCTATGGAGTTAACAAATTTATATATTCTATCTTTTCTAAATGTTTTAAGTTTGTCTTCCTCACCCTCAAGTAAGCTGACCCCTTGCAGATAAGTTTCATTTTCAGAAATATCGTTTATAGATTGTACGCGTACAATATTTTTAGTGTTTACATAAACGAAAGTAACTACATCTGTCATGATAACTCCTTTTATTTAGTACATGACATCACAATTTTTTGAATGATTTTTATATCTTCTAAATTACAATCAAAAGCAAACTTCCCGCCCTCAACCCGCACCTTGCCACCGGGAATACGAATAATATCTCTAACGCTAATTGTCCCCTCTATATCAACAACCCACTTACCGTCCTGTACTTCATCGAACTTGCGATCAGCAATATAGGTGACATCACCATCAAGGATAACAACCGGGTCTTTTAATCCGTCAGGCAAGAACGCCTTATCGAACATATAGAAATTAGAATCGTAGAGTTTGCCCTCCAACAACTTTTGGCGGGGAATCTGCACGATATCTGTCTGTTGGGCGCTTTCAAACATCACACCTTCACCCGTTGTTAACCAACGCAGTGATGCACCAGTCTCTAAAGCACACTGAATAACCCAATCAGATGGGAATGAATCACGCATATAACGTGTCGCTAGTGTGCTTTTCGACACATTCAATTGATCGCAAAGTGCCTGGCGGGTTGTAAAACCATAGGCTTCCACCATGCGCTCGATAGCGCCGCGGCCACCTTTATTTAAATCCATAAGATTTCACCGTGTGAACTTTTTTTATTGACGTTCGTTTATTGTGATCTTATAGTTCTCATGATTTCAAAATGTGAACTAGTACTATTCGTCACTAATAAGCACTGATAAAAGAGGGATGTTGCACTATGAGACCTAACATTTCAATCACTCTTCTGACCCCCCATGTCACAGTAGAGAAATATAGTGAATTAACGGGCTTAGATTCAGACACCATCAGAGCAATGCTTGCTGATGGTCGTCTGGTTCGTCATCGCCTGCGTAAAGATATGAAGCGCGAAAAAGTCATGATCAACATGGCCGCACTCACCGTAGATGCTCTCTCGAATTGTGATATTGCAATCGCCTAGTTCGATATTGCGTTATTGGGAGGGTATCGACCATGTTTGATTTCCAACTTTCTAAACACCCGCGCTTTGATATGTCATGTCGTGCTTTTGCTCGGAATAACAACTTAACGGCGGTTGCCGAGCAAATCGGCATGAAGCCGCAAATGCTGCGTAACAAACTTAATCCTGACCAGCCGCACCAGTTGAGCTGCATCGAACTGTTGACGCTCACCGACATTACCGAAGATCCAACGCTGTTAGATGGCTTGCTGTCTCAATTGCAATGTTTGCCTGCGGTACCGGTTAATGAAGCCAGTCCCGCTAATTTACCTATGCATACCTTGAGCGCTACGGCGGCAATCGGCGCTATTGCCGGTGAAACCGTCACCGCCGGGCCTATGACGCAATCCCGTAGAAACGCCATTCTTGACCGTGCGAATCAGGCTATTCGTGACCTGTCGCTGATTGTTGTATCGGTTGAAGCGCGTTTCCAATCCACGCCAGCACTGGCCGCAGCGGTTGATTTTATCAGCGCCAGCGGACTAGTTCCGGGCCTGAACTGAGGAACTTATGAAAGTTTTCGCTAACTACCTGAAACAACAATCACCCAGCCAACAATTAAGCCACTTTGGCCACGGCTGGATAGAGCTGCCAAACGGCCAGCGCTGGCAACCTTGTACCAGTCGAGTGGTGTTTCTAGGGGAATCACGTAAACCCATCTTTAAAACCAAGCGCCGCCCATGGTGGTTTCGTTTGATGGGTTTGAGGGGGTAACCATGTCAGCCAATAACAGTAAATGGTTAGCTATTGTTCGTAACATCGCTACTGGCAGTCACAGCCGGGTGCGAGTGATATGGGAAAAATTGCCACCAGAGCACCGGGGAATTTTGTTGCATTCAGCCGGGATGAAATCAGAGCACTGTAATTACATGTGGAATGATTTTTCCCGTGAAGAACTTAATCAACTCAGGCGAGGTATTCAGCGTCTGCGAGTTTTAGTGGATTTATTCGGCCCTATTGGGCCACTGGATTTTGTGAAAGAGAACAAATGTAGCCGGAAAACGCACCATCAACCGGCACCGGTCAAAACTTACGGCCCGGAAATGATTGCAGCCCAATCGATGGCCAATATGCATTACACCGATAATTAAGGACGCAAGATGAAAGCAATTTCAGTAGATAGAAACGGCCTGTTAGATGATTTTAGCCATTGGGGCGTGGCCCATAATTACGCGCAATTCTTTTTGGGTAAATGTCGGTTAGCAGGTAACAGCGTCGAATTACAGCCAATTATGTTTAATGACACCATTCATCTGACCAACCCACATCAATGGTTTTCTGCTCATACCGCATTTTGGTGCCGGGCATATCGTGAGGCTGAATCAAATAGTGATCAGGTCGAAGCGCTGGCCTCTATTCGCGCCATTTATCATATGTCCGGCTGGCTGGGATTAGGCTCTTTAACCTGCATGATTAATAACTGGTGGAATAGAACCATTGAGATCCACGGCTTGACGCAAATTAACCACTCTTGTGCGTCAGCCAGTATTACCAAACAACTGCATTAATTAACCCAAAACATAAATACCAACGGCCTCCCATCGGTGGCCGGGGATTTCTTTTGCCTAAATTTGGAGCAAGTAACATGCATATGCATAAAACAGTAGGGCAGGAAATGAGTAACCGAGCGGCGGCGGAATCCCGCGAACATTCCTTGCTGATAGCCAGAAAAGAGGCCCGAATAGACACCCTCGTTAAATTGTCTGGCCATTTTGACCGGTTGGCCACCGACATTGCTAATCAGGGCATGTCTTCAACTGAGATTGTCGAGTTACTGCGGCAGGTCGCGGAAAACATGAGTCGTGGGCGGGTCTGGAGCGAATGAGCACCACCATTCAGCGCCCAGTAAATGACTTTATGGACGGGGAGTTTTTATCCCTGTCTTTACCCTTTAATGGGGAGTTTAGCCGGGAGCCGGAGGGGCCACGCCGCCCGCAAGATATCAGCATCACCGAAGATGAACTCTTTGTTCAGAACCCAACCGATCACCAATGGCGCAGTCAGTTTTTAGGGGGAATGCCCCAGTTTCTGGCCCGCTACTTTGGTGATCGCTATTCCAACCTGTTCCAATCGAAAGGCCGTCGCCATGCCAATACATTCTTACGCACTACGGTGGGTGAGAATGTATTGCCACGTCTACAGATGGTTAATCGCCAATATCAGCCGGTAATTAAAGCGCCCGGTTTTTTGCCGTGGCCCTTTGCTGATGATTTAGAACGTCTGCCATCGTTTGGCCGGGATGAGTTACGCAACCTGTCTCACCGGGTAGCTGATTTTATGTCTGAAAGTTTTACCGATTATATCGAACGTAATTTCACCGGGCAGAGCAGTGATCCAACCGAACTCTGGCAGCGCACTCAACGGGCATATAGATACCTCGTCGGTCTATGCAAACAAGTGGGAACTGAGCCGCCTTACTGGCGCGAGTTTACCTCCAGTCGTAAAACAATTAACCCGCGCAAAATTGAATCTGGCCTGTTGCGCATGATGGCAGCGGATTGGTGGCGTGTGCGTTTAAAACGCCTGCGAGATCTGCGCCGTGAACATATGGCCATTGCGGTGGGGCAAGTCCAGAAATTAGCGTCAGCCTATGTTAGCCGCTCAACTATGGCCGAATGGGTAGAGCAAAAACGCCGCAACCGTGAGTTTTTCAAGGCATTTGAGCTGGAAAATCAGGACGGTGAACGGGTTTCGTTAGAACACATGGTGAACGGCAGCAATGCCAATCCCGCAATACGGAGATGTGAACTGATGGTCAGAATGCGAGGTTTTGAAGATTTAGCCAATGAAATGGGCTGCGTGGGGGAGTTCTACACCATTACCGCGCCGTCTAAATATCATGCGGTGTATCACGGCGGCGGCTTTGTTGCCAACTGGAATGGGGCTAGTCCAAGACAGACACAGAAGTATTTATGTGGAGTATGGGCCAAAGCCCGTGCTGCGTTTGCCCGTGCCGGGATTAGTGTCTTTGGTTTCCGGGTGGTAGAGCCGCACCACGATGGCACCCCGCACTGGCATGTGTTGCTGTTTATGTTGCCGCAAGACGTTGAGCAAGTGCGTGACATTCTCTGCTATTACGCCCGGTTGGAAGATAGCGAAACACTGCAAAGCCAAGAGGCACTAAAAGCCCGTTTCCATGCTGAACCTATTGACCCGGCCAAAGGCAGTGCAACCGGCTATATCGCGAAATATATTTCAAAGAATATCGACGGTTACGCGCTAGGTGAGGAAGAAGACGGCGAGACGGGCGGTAATGCACGGGATATGGCCAAAGCGGTCACCGCATGGGCCAGTCGTTGGCGCATCCGGCAGTTTCAGCAAATCGGTGGTGCGCCGGTCACCGTCTGGCGGGAGTTGCGTCGAATTGAAAGCGGCCTCGAATTACCTAACAAAATGATGGATGCAGTATTGGAAGCTGCCGATTCTGGCGATTGGGCGGCATACACCAAGGCGCAGGGCGGTGCACTGGTTGAGCGGAGCGAACTTAGAATTCGTCTAACTTATCAGATAACTGAAATGGGTAACCTGTACGCCGAAGATGTGCAACGTATTCAAGGCATTTATTCCCCTTTATTGGGGCTTGAGTCCCTTATCTGCACCCGTTTGGTTAAATGGCAGATTGTGCCGAAGTTGGCCGAAAGCGCAGCGCAGGCCGGGGGTTTGGCTTTTTCTGGCGGCAACGCCGCCGCTAGGAGTTCTGTCAATAACTGTACGCCGGAATACCGGCAACGATTAACGGCAGAATTACGTCTTAGAGGTTTTATCGGTGATGAAGAGGAAATAGCGATACTGGAACGGGGCAGTAGCCTGGAATTCTATGGTGACCGTTCAGTAAGGTTAAATAATGGTCGGTTAGAAGAGGTGGCCCCACGGCCAGAACACCAGCGCTGGCCGGGCTGGAATTGATTTCGTTCATGAAATTCTGAGGAAACAGGCAGTTAGCTGTTTCCTATTTTCTTAATTTTATTATACTGTATATAAACACAGTGTAAACATGATGAATGGAGGGAGTCGTGACGGATTTATTTTTTGAATCTTTAGCGTTGCAGCGCATTGATTTGGTTGCAAGGTTGGTCACGAATAACCAGTGCAATGAAGAGGACAGGGATTTGGCATTAGTCTGGATTGCCGAAATGACTACCGCGTTGACCATTGAACTGGATAAGCAGCAACAAAAAAGCCCCCAAATTGGAGGCCAGTAATCAGGCGGCTGATGCGCTACCTTGCAATAGATTCAGCATCATTTGCCGCTGCTGCGGATTCATGGAATCGACAACGGTTTTAATCAGTTTATCCCCGGTTTTAGCGCTGGGGCTGATGGTGTGTGAAAAGGTCACATTCATCACGAAAGTGTGGCCACATTCCACATCATTACAGGCGCAATATAAATCTGATATCTGCCGGTGTTTACGGTTGGTTTTCCGGATAATGGCCGCGCCACCGCATTCAGGGCATAAGACTTTCATTACTCGCATGTTTCTGGCTCCAAAAGTAGCGAACTTCTGGGATTTTAACGTTTTTCTGCTCATAACGCACCCGATTGTGGCTCTTCCATGTCGAATTTAACGTGTAAATGCGTCGAGATCTGCGGGTCGCTGTTGATAGCGTCCATTATCATGCGTTGCACCGGAATAACTTCATCTTTACGGTAGGTGGTTCGCGCTTTTTCCGGGTCACCTAATCCTGCGCTGTTACTGGGAATAATCCCCGCCAGCCCTGCTGGATAACGGTGAGCGGTCAAAATATCTTGCGCGCTAATATTCTTGATGTTGGCAAATTCATCTTTGGCGCTGATATCGCCAATCGGGATAAATTTAATACCCTCCGGGTCACCTTTCGGGATGTTCACGAATAAGGTGCTGAAATTGCCGATCCCCTTGCTCTGTTCCAGACTTTTAATAATCTCGTCTTCTACTTCGGTGCTGAGATTGGGGTCATTGGTGTAGATAATCCCGCCCGTGTGTGCCCCGTTGTGATAGTAACGGCGGCGAAAAATAGTGGCTTCGGAGTTGAGCATGGCGGCATGCATCCCCCCAATGTAATCTGGCAGGCCATAAACCTGTTGTTGCGGGTCATACTGTTTGAGGTAAATAACATCCTCCTGGTCATAAACCAGCGGTTCCCCTTTCTGCAAGATCACCACGCTGTCATCTTTGCGCACCCGCAGATAAAGTGAGGGCAGCGGGATTAACTCCACCACTTCCCCCCAACCGTTACGCACTTTGGCAATGGCCACATCACCAAAGGTCAGATAATCAAAGACGGCAGCTTTCAATTCTTCATGAGTCAGACCGCCACCGATATAATCAGCGGCCACCATATTGCGCCGGGCATAGAGAACGCCACCATGTTGGCCATTGAGATTAACCAGTTGAGCAAGGGCCAGCCGGTCAATGGGCTGGCTGTAGTGGTCAAAATCATTGTCATACCAGATTTCCTGATAATCGGTGCCGGTGGTTAACACCGGTTCGGGCTTGCCCAAGCTGATGATGCTCATTTTGCTGGCGGCATTGGTTACTGGAGCGCGATGGTACTGTTTTTTCTTCTTCATGCGGCTTTACTCGTCTTCCATGTGGATTTACGTTTATGCTCAAAGTTAAGCGGTTCGTTATCTATGGCGTGTGCGATGGCAAAAAACACATCGGCATGGCCAGTTTCTTTGGTACGGTCAGCAACAAATGTCATGCCGCCGCCCTTGGCGGTACTGGTACGACGAATGGCCAGAAATGACGCGGGGATCTCTTTCTGTTCGCCGTCCCATTCAATACGCTGGCTTTCAATCACATCCACCATTTTCATAACCAGTCGGTTCTTACTTTCCAGCCCGTAGTGGATAGCCACCGCTTGGCGCATGGCGAAGTTCTGTACCAGCTCAAACACCCCATTGCCGATCCCGGTGATATCCACGCCGATGTAAGTCATGTTGTAACGCTGGAATAGCTCTTTAATCTGGCCCGCCTGATAGTTAAAGTTCAGCCCTTGCCAGTAGAAGGTGGCCAGCACCCGGAAGCGCTCCCCCTCAAACTGCGGCGGGGCAATAATCACAAAGGTTGAAGTGTCACCACTGCGGGCCGGGTCAAAGCCTCCCCACACCTCCCGGTTACCGAATGGCCGTGGGGCGCTGAAATCATGGTCTTGCCACATCTCAATATCGACGCCGCATTTTTCCAGCATATGGAATTTAAATACGCTGTCGCCGCTGTCCACAAACACACACATATAGAGCATGTTAAAAGTGTCGCGGTTGTACTTATTACGCAGGCGCTCGATGTTGGCCAGATTAAAGCCGCCGTCTATCGCGTCCTCTAAGGTAATGACATAGCGCCATTGGCCATCGGGGCAGAGCCGCCCGCCGTCGCGGTATTCATCAAATTCAGGGAAAGTGATTTTGCTGCGTTGTTTGTCGCCTTGCTTCCATTCATCCCCTGTCCAGAACGGATAGCCCTGATGGGTTTTAGACGATGGAGTAGAGAAATAGGTGGTGCGCCATTTATCATGGGTAGCCATAGCACTGGCCACTTCATTAAGTTTGGCGAAATTCGGTACCCATAAATATTCATCGCAATACAGGTGGCCGCTGTAGGATTGGGCGGTGTTCTTGTTGGTAGACAGAAAACGCAGCTCCGCACCGTTGCTTAAACGGATCGGGTTGCCAGTCAGTGTTACCCCAAAGAATTGTTGTGCAATGTTGACGATATACGAGCGGAACACTTCGGCCTGCGCACGGGAGGCAGATAAAAATATCTGTGGATCGCCGCTGATAATGGCGTCTTCCAGTGCTTCAAAGGCGAAATACCACGTTGCCCCAATCTGGCGGCTTTTCAGAATATTGCGGATAGCGTGATGTTTATTGGCCCGCAGGTATTGCTGATAGAAAAACAGCGTTTCCCCGGCAAAAAGTTCTAACTCTTCCTGCTGAATACCGGAAATATCATTTTTACGGTATTTGCGTTTACCGCCGCCATTCTCATCCCGTGCGCCAGCTTCTTCACCGCTGGCATAACTGCCTTGAGTTTGTGCTTTAATCGCTGCTAACTTTTCAGCGTGTTTACTTTTTTGCGCCATTAATTTGCAGTGCTGGGCTATTAAGCTGTCTACCTCTTTTAATTCCAGCTCGTTTTTATTATCACGGTTTGCCAGCACCAATATACGGCGGTTGATTGCTTCCTCAATACTTTCATGACTGAGCATATCAGCCCAATGCCATTTTTGTGCCCAATAGTAAATGATCCGCGCATTTGGCAGATTTAATTCGTTGGCGATTTCTTTCGGCGTCCACCGTTGTAAATAAAGTGAACGTGCCACACCGATAATGGTTTGTGAGTGTTTGGCCATAAACGTAATTATGCGGGGTTTAATTCAGGCTGACGTTATTAATAAATCGGTTTCATTCGGTTAAATGGTTATATCCGAATCGAACCGAAATAAGGTAAGTGCGCCCCTTATAATAATCCGCAATACTGCAACCACTGAATTAAAGCCACTAATAACGAGATTGTATTTTATGTCCGGCTCTCAACTCATGACTAACTGGATCCGCATTGCGTCTGAGGGTGAAACCGTAGACGGACGGCATATGGATCGCCAATGGCTCATTGATTGCGCTGAAACTTATAACCCTGAACTGTATGCCGCCTTGATTTGGCCTGAGCATGAGGACTGGGGTTATAACTTAGGCGAAGTCTTAGAGCTAAAAGCAGAGGAAGTGGACGGGATAATGCGGCTGTTTGCCCGCTTGTGTCCCTCCACCCATCTGTTACAGGCCAATCGGGATGGCCAATTGTTATTTTGTTCGGTTGAACTGACACCAAGCCGTAATTTCAGGGGAACGGGTAAGTGCTATCTGGAGGGGTTGGGCGTCACCAATACCCCGGCCAGTGTTGGTACGCAGCGCTTACGCTTTAGCAGCAAACGTAAACATTCATTATTCGGTGCGCTGGAACCACTGGTTATTAGCGAATTTAAGAATTTGGGTAAGGAAAAAACAATGGCAACAAATAAAACAGTAAATAAAAAGAAAAGTCCGTGGCAGAGTATGTTTGGCATTAAAAACTATTCCGAAGAAGCACCGGAAGAAATTCCAGAAGCAGATAGCAAAGTACAGGTATTAGCCGAAGCGCTGGCTAGCTTGGAAGCTCGTGTTATTGTGCTGGAAACCAAAACCGATGAAACCGACGCCGCTGTAGAAGAGGTGGTTGCCGATGTTGAAACGGTAAAAGAAGTGGTAGATACCGAAGAATTTGCCACCCTGCGCGATAATTTGCCGGGCATTATTAAGAATTTTGGCAAGCTGGAAAATAAAGTCACTAAATTGCCAAATAAATTTTCTAAAGGTGATGGGAAAAAGCCGTTTAAATTCCTGTAATGATTAATAGCCAACGAATTGGCGATTAATGAATAATTTCATCTTTTATATAACAGAGAAACTCTATGAATTTAAATTCACGGGCGCGAGCGCTATTAGACCTATATAGCGCCGGTCTGGCGTCAGAATACGGTGTCAGTGATGTAGGCCGTTATTTTTCGCTGACTGACCCGAAAGAAACGACATTGCGGGCGGCATTGCTGGAATCAGTCGAATTCCTGTCCATGATCACCTGCGCCGATGTTGACCAGTTATCTGGCCAAGTGGTTTCAGTGGGCAATTCCGGCATTTTTACCGGGCGTAAAGAGGGTGGCCGCTTCATTCGTAAAACCGGTGTTGACGGCAACAAATATGAATTAGTTGAAACCGATTCAGGCGCGGCCCTGCCGTGGGATCTGCTGTCCATTTGGGCCAATGCGGGTGGTGAAAACGAATTCTTCCAGTTAATGCAAACCTTTACTAATAACTCGTTTGCGCTGGATATGCTGCGCATCGGTTTTAACGGCACGTCTGTGGCCAAAACCACTGACCCCGAAGCTAATCCCAGCGGCGAAGATGTCAACAAAGGCTGGCAGCAGCGCATGAAAGAATTCAAAGACGGGATTCAGGTCATTGATGATGCGATCACCTTGGGCGAGGGCGGCGATTTTATTTCTTTGGATGCGATGGCGGCGGATTTGATTAACAGCAAAATTCCGGCACAGCACCGCAGTGATCCGCGTTTGGTGGTACTGGTGGGTGCTGATTTGGTGGCGGCAGAGCAATACCGTTTATACAACAAAGCCGATCGCCCGACTGAAAAAATCGCGGCGCAAATGCTGTCCAGCACCATTGCAGGCCGTCCGGGCATTATCCCGCCCTTTATGCCGGGTAAACGCATGATAGTAACGCCGTTATCTAACCTGCATATCTATACCCAACGTAACACCCGCCAGCGTAAAGCGGAATTTGTTGATGATCGTAAGCAGTACGAAAACAAGTATCTGCGTAACGAGGGTTATGCCGTCGAAGAGCCGGAGTTGTACGCCTCTTATGACGAATCAGCGGTAACCATCGGCAAGGTGCCGGAACTGGCAGACCCGAAAGCCGGGGAATAAGGGGTAATCATGGCGTTATCACCTGCACAGCGACACACGGCCAGAATTCAGGCTGAACGCAAGCTAAACAATCATGAGGCACTGGCCGGTGTGGCCAGTATGCACCTGCAAAAGATGGCTATCGAGAACGATGCCCAACGGCTGCACGGGCTGACGCTGGCTGAGAAAGTGCAGTTGAAACGCCGGGAGTTGCTGCCCCGCTGGTTACCCAGTGCTGATGCTTATTTGGCGGCAGGAGAGGTCTACAGCAATCCGGTATTCACTTACTGCATTGCGTGGCTGTTTGATGTTGGGGACTTTGATCAGGCACTGGACTGGGCAGACATTGCCATAGAGCAGCGACAAATAACGCCTTTTGGCAAGCGGCGCAGCATTTCCCACTTTGTGGCCGATAGCATGTTGGCGTGGGCCGAAGCCAGTGCCGAGGCTGGCCAGAGCATTGAGCCGTATTTCTCACGGGTATTTGAAAACGTGCGTGATAACTGGCGTATCCCGGAGCAGGCCAGCGCCAAGTGGTTCAAATTTGCCGGGCTGATGTTGCTGCGCAATGACAAGGGCGAACCGTTACCCAGCGCCATTACAGATGTGGCCACGTTGCAACAGGCTGATGCGCTACTGACACAAGCCAATACTTTCCATCCGGGGTGTGGCGTCAAAACCCATCGGCAACGGATTGCCGCCCGGTTACGGGTATTAGAGAAAGAACAGTAACGACTACCGAGAGCCAAAGCGGGCGCGGTGGAGGCTGCAACATTCGTTTGCAGGCCGTGGAAACCGGTCTGCCCGCTTTTTTCGGGAGCTGTATGTTTAACGGAAAAGAAATTGATTATCAGGATGTTGAGCTAACCAATGACGGGTTTTGGCCAGATCTCAATCTGAGCGAATTCCAGCGTACCCGCAGCATTCCGGCTGATATTGATGCCGACACGCAAGCGGGGGCGCTGCTGGCCACGGTGGCCGAGGTCAATTTAGACCTGCGCCAACTGGCGGCGGGTTATGTGACCAAAGGGTACCAGCAGGCCGCAGAGGTGCCGGGTGTGGCGATGAACGGGCAGACGGCCCTGATTAGCCAGTATAAAAAGGCCGTTTTTGCCCGCGCCAAAGCCGATTTACTGGGGGAGTATTCGACGCAGTTTAGCCGGGTACCCAATGCCGGGCAGGAAAACCCTGAAACCCGCAGCCGACTACTGGCAGAGGCCAGCACGGTACTGCGCAATATGAAAGGTGTGGGCCGTTGCACCGTGAGGCAGATATGAGCCAATTACAGTCATTAACCGCTTTTGTGCAGGGCAATTTACCGCAGCGGCTGCGCAAGCTGGAATTTAACAGTGACATGGACGAGTTGCGCTTTATTCCGGCGCAGCGGGATTTAGGGCTGGATCAGTATCAACTGGCGTTAATGCAATTTGATGCGGTGCTGAGTTGGGGCCGCTTCCCTTACCGTGACTATGACCCGCGCAACCTGTGCGCCTTGTTGCTGGTGTGGATGATTGATAATGCCCCTGACCACGGGCCGGAGCCGGAATTACCCACGATTGATATTGATGTGATCGACGATAAAACCGCCACGGTGGTGGTATCGATGGGACTCACGGAATCACTGAGTATTAAGAAAGATGAGGCCGGAGAAATCCCTTTTCAGGGGGCTAAGTGGCGGCTGACTGATCCAGAGTTATGGCTGGCCACCGAGGGCGCGGTATTTGGTGCTGATACTGGCGGCGCACCACTGGGTGAACACGGATGATTATTAACGGTGAGCTGAGTCAAAAACAGTTAACCGAGTTGCAACAGGCACTTAAACGGCTGGATTTACCCGCACCAAAGCGCCAGCGGCTGTTATGGCGGCTGGCCAAGTACGGGGTGATTGTCGCGGCCAAGCGCAATGTGCGTAACCAGCAATCACCGGATGGCACCCCGTGGCAGGGACGGCAGACCAACCAGCGCGGCAAGATGCTGCGCAACATGCCGAAATTGCTGCATATCCGTGAAATGCCGGAGATAAGTGCGGTCAGGCTGTATTTGCAGGGCGGGGGGTATCGCAACGGTGAAAAACCGGTACCGGCTGGCGTGGTGGGGTATGGCCAACAAAATGGGATGCACGTCACCATTAACCGCAGTGCCGTGGTTAAGTCGGCCCCCCCGGATCGGCCCGCCACCATTAAGCAGGCCAAGAGGTTGCGGGCCTTAGGGTACAAAGTGAGAAAGGGTAAGGGCTGGCGTAAGCCGCCTTACAAAGAGATTGTGGAAAACATGCGTTTTGCTCAGGCGGGTTTGCTAATTCGAAAATTGAGTGGCAAGGCAGCAAAATCAGCGTGGACAGTGGATGTCCCGGCGCGTGAGTTCTTGGGCATGAGCGACGACGATTTTAATAAAGCCTTGGCGCGGCAGTTACAGGCCATCGGTTTTGGCTGGGGCGTCAAAGAGCAGGACATGAAGAGGTAACGATGAGTTGGCCACAAGTCACTATTGAGCAAAAAAACCAGTTACAGGGCGAAACCAAAGAGATTGAACGGGCCGTGCTGTTTATCGGTACCGGCAAGGTGAACACCGGGAAAACATTGGCGGTAAATACACAGACAGATTTTGATGTGTTGCTGGGAACGGCTGACAGTGCAGTAAAAAGCTGTACCAATGCGGCAATGCTCAATGCAGGCCAAAACTGGAACGGGTTTGTGCATGTACTGGCAGAACCTGCCAAAAATGCCGAACTGGATCCACAGGCATGGGTGGAAGCAGTCAAAGCGGCCCAATTGGTGGCCAGTGTTGAGGGCGTGGTGGTGGTGTTGCCCACGGATAAAGCCACGCTAACCGCTGCCGCCAGTCTGCGGGCTGAATTGCTGGCCAAGTTTGGCCGCTGGGTGTGGTTTGTGTTGGCCGTCGATGGCCCGCAGATTGATGAGGGTTGGCCGGAGTATTTAGCCCGGTTGGCCACCTTACAGCAAGGGGTTGCGGCGGCATCGGTGCAACTGGTGCCACGTTTGTGGGGCAATGAGCCGGGGGTATTGGCCGGGCGTCTGTGTAACCGTGCCGTAACCATTGCTGACAGTCCCGCCCGTGTGGCCACTGGCCCGCTACTGGAGATGGGCAGTAATGTGCAACCGGTGGATGGTAAGGGCGTGGCGCTGGATTTGGCCACTTTACAGGCGCTGGAAACCCTGCGTTATTCGGTGCCGATGTGGTACCCGGACTATGACGGCATGTATTGGGCTGATGGCCGCACACTGGATGTGGAGGGCGGTGATTATCAGGTGATTGAATACCTGCGTATTGTCGATAAAGCGGCCCGCCGTATTCGCTTGCAGGCGATTGCCAAGATTGCAGACCGTTCACTGAACAGCACTCCAGGCAGCATTGCCGCGCATAAAACCTATTTTTCCAAGGTGCTGCGTGAAATGGCCCGCAGTACGCAGATTAATGGGATCACCTTCCCCGGCGAAGTAAAACCGCCGAAAGAGGGGGATGTGGTGATTACGTGGCGCACAGCCACCAAAGTGGAAATTTACATTGTAGTGCGCCCGTATGAATGCCCGAAAGGCATTACGGTAAGCCTGATGCTGGATACAGCGCTGGAGGATAGCCAATGAGTACCCGTATTTCTGGCCAGTCGGTGGATGTGAACATGGACGGCGACCTGATCCATGTGGAAAAAATCGGGCTGACCATTAGCGACAACAGCGGCCCGGCACAGAGCAATGGGGTGCCGGATGGGGATGTCAAAGGTGATGTGAGCGGCGAGGGTGACATTGAAGTCAGTACCAAAGTGCTGCAACAGTTGACCGCCAAAGCCTCGCGTGCCGGTTCGTGGCGGGGTATCCCGGCGTTTGACATCCTATTTTACGCCAAGGCCGGGGACGAAGAGCTAAAAGTGGAAGTGTTTGGGGTTAAATTGAAGTTTGATTCCGCGCTGGATGTGGATCCGAAAGGTGGGGCGGTACTGACCCATAAAATTAAGTATTTCATTACCAGCCCGGATTTTGTACGTATCAACGGTATTCCGTATCTGGAAGAAGATGCCACGCGCAATATGATCGGCTAGGGGGCAAGGATGCAGGAACATGAAAAAGCCATTATTTCACTGGGGGTTATCGGTGCCTTACTGGCTTTAGGCAAGATTCTGGCCAGCGATGAACCGATCACCGCCCGGCTGTTTATTGGGCGCGTTATCTTGGGTTCGGGTACCTCAATGGCCGCAGCAGCGGCACTGGTCTGGGTGCCGGGGTTATCCCCGCTGGCCATCAACGGATTGGGGGCGGCGCTGGGGATCGCCGGTTATCAGGCGGTTGAAGTGTGGTTACGCCGCCGGGGCAGCAGTGTGTTAAAGGGAAAGAAACCATGACATTAAGTGAGAAACAGCAGTTATTTACCCAACTGATTGCGCAGTTGATTAGCTGGGCCGGGGAACGGGGCTACCGTCTGACCTTTGGTGAAGTCTACCGCACCCCAGAGCAAGCCAAACTGAATGCCAAAGCGGGAACGGGTATCAGTAACAGCCTGCATACCTCACGGCTGGCGGTGGATTTCAACCTGTTTATTAACGGGGTGTATCAGACCAAAAGTGAGGCTTATTTACCGCTGGGCGAGTATTGGGAGTCGTTGGGCGGGACATGGGGCGGGCGCTTCAAATCCAATCCAGACGGCAACCATTTTAGCCTTGAGCATAACGGGGTGCGCTGATGGCCAAGATTCTGGCGCTGATAGTGGCGGCATTTGTCGCCGGGTGGTATCTCAATGATTTGCAGCACGACAGGCTGGAACTGAGTATTACCCGCGCCGCCAACACAGCGGCAGAAAAGGGCCGGACAATTTCGGAGGGCATTGCCAGTGATTCAGCCCGGCAACTGGAAGATAAGCTGGACGCGTTGCGCCAGCAGGGTGATAGGTATCAGCCGGTTATTCACACGGAAATTATTAAGCCGGTGTTTACTCATGTGTGTGCTACTGATGAATATGTCCGCTTGTTCAACGAAAGCACCGACGCCGCCGAACGTGCGCTATCAGGAAAATCAGTTAACTAAGTGCGACACGGTATTACCCCGATTAACCGGCACGACCGGTAATGATTTTGATAACGCCTTACGCGCCTACCGCAGTATTTATACTTTATGCGCGGCGCGACACAATCAATTAATTAATGAAATTCATTTACGACAAGGAATTAAATAATATGGCCGATAAACATAAAATTGTATTAGCAGTGGGTAGCATTGAACTTACTTTTGAGCCGAACACCACCGCCTATAACGGTTTAATTAATTATATGGCAATGGATAATAAAATAGCTCCGGCTTTTAAATACCTGCGCCGTATTATCAGTAAAGAAACCAAAGAAGCATTAGACGAGATTTTAAAAACGCCGGGTGCGGCATTGCAATTGGTTGACCAAGTTAATCAGGTCTATGCACCGAAACTGGAAATTGAAGTAAAAAACTAACCAAGCGGTTACGGGCTATTGAAAATAATGATATTGAGCAGTTTCTTATTCTGCGTCGCCATTATTTACCGCATGAAAATGACGAGATAGAAAGTTTAGCCCGTGCCGTTTGGCTGGATAACCGTTATTGGGAAAATACCCGAATATCTATTGCCAATGGGATTGGCTTGGCATTTAAAGGTAACTAATGAAACACCTCGATTTTACCCTAAGCATGATTGATAAAATCACGCGCCCGTTAAAGCAAGTGCAATCCTCCATTAAAGGGTTTGCAACATCATCACAGGCTGCTTTCGGTAAAATCGCGGTGGGTGGCGCGGCCTTATTTGGTGTAGTGCAGGGCATGAAGGGCGCACTGGGGCCAGCGGCAGATTTTGCCGGGGCGCTCAATGAAGCCAGCGCCAAGGGGGTAAGTGATAACGCATTGCAAAAAATGAGTACGGACGCGCTCAAATTCAGTATGCAGTATGGGCGCAGTGCAGTGGATGTGGTGCGCTCCAGTGCGGATGTGCGCAGTGCCATTGGTACGCTGTCTGATCGGGATTTACCCCGCTTTACCCTGGCCACCAATGTGCTGGCCGCAGGCATGAAAACCACCGGCAGCGAAGCCGCCGCCTACATGGGGCAAATGTATAACCAGTTTGATAACTATGCAGACCGCATAGGCAAAGTAAAGTTTGCCGAAGAGGTGGCGGGTAAAACGGCGTACATGGTGCAGGAATTTGGCGTCAATATGCAGACTATGGCTGACCTGATGCAGGGTTCCAAAGGCGTTGGCGCGAATTACGGCGTAGGCATGGATGAACAATTTGCCGTGTTGGGGCAGTTGCAAAAAACACTCGGAACGGAAGCCAGTGGCAGCTATGAAACATTCATGAAAGGGGCCGCTGCCGGGGCTAAAACGCTGGGACTAAGTTTTGTGGATGCCTCCGGCCAGATGCTGACCATGCCGCAAATGCTGGAGAAATTGCAGGGGCGTTATGGGAAAACCATTGAGGGCAATTTAAAGGCACAGGCTGAGCTGGATAAAGCCTTTGGCGATGGGGCCAACGTCATTAAACAGCTTTACGGCAATGTTGATTTGCTGAAACGTAATATTGGTGAGCTGGGCAGTAATGACGGCATGAAGCGGGCCGGTGAGATGGCCAAGAAAATGGCCGATCCGTGGGAGCGCTTGATGGCTATCTGGACAGGGATGCGGATAATTTTAGGTTTAACCCTGTTACCGGTGTTGTACCCCATCATGAATCGGGTGTCAGAAATCGGTGAAAAGTTTGCCCGCTGGATGCAGCTTTTCCCTAATATCGCCCGGATGATTGGCTATGCCATGCTGGCGCTGCTGAGTTTTGCCGCTGCCGGTGCCATTGCCAATATGGTGGTAGGGATCAGCATGTTTATCTGGACGGGGTTAAAACTGCTGTGGGCCGCATTATGTGCGGTAACCAAAATCCACACGGCGGCTATCTGGCTGTATAACAAAGCCATTATTGCCGCGAATGCCACCATGCGCATTATGCGCGGGGTATTATTGGCGGTACGCATGGCGGCAATCTCGGCGGGTATTTCCTTTAGTTTTCTGACATGGCCGGTGTTATTGGTGATTGTGGCCATTGCCGCGCTGGCGGCAGGGATTTATTACCTGATTACCTATTGGGATGAGATTAAAGCAGCCATTGCCGATACCGCTGCTTTCCAGTGGTTATCTGAGGTGGTGACCGCTGTGGGGGACATATTTAGCGGCGTATGGCAAAAAATTGTATCCGGCTGGCAGTGGCTGGTATCCGCTATCACCGGTTTATCACCCTTGGCCGGGTTCAGTGCGATGGCTGACAGTATCGGTAACGTGTTCAGTGGATTATGGGACTGGCTAAAAAGTACCTTTGCCGAAACTTATAATTGGATCATCGATAAGCTGAATATTATTCCCGGCGTCAGTATTGAGGCGAAAAGTATTGTGGCGCCGGAAAATAACCCGATGAGTTCAGCCAGTGGTTTATTAACCGGTGGCCAGATGCGTAATATTGATAAAGGCGGGATTAATAAAGAAATCAGTAATAACTCTAAATCCGTGAGTGATAACAGCAAACGCATTGAGAATGTACATATTAATATGCAGGGTGGCATGACGCCGGGTGATTTAATGGAATGGCAGGAATTAAATTAATGACGAAATTACTGTATATCGACCTGCTGATAAAAGACGGTGACTTTGTATTAAATACCGGTAATGAACCGGTGTTGTGTAATAACCGTATCAGTATTGGGCAAGATTGTATTCACGCCATTATGGAAAGTGGTTTAACTACCCAGTTAATTGCCGAACGCAGTCCGACATTACGCGCCGATGTGATTACCCAGTTGATTATTTTAATTGAAGACGATGAACGCATTATTCCCGGCACGGTAGTGATGAATGAAGAAAGCGCCACACGGCTATGGGTAACGGCGGATACCTACGATTTCGGCCCTATTACGGTAAGGGCGGATTATGAGTAATAAGCCTGAAATTGATTATGAGCAGGTATTAAAAGACAGCGGGATGCCCACCACGAAACTGGCGGCACGGCAAAAGTTTGATGAACTGGTGGAGGAAGAGGGGTTAATTACCAACACCTCTGATATGTCACCGTTTTGGCGGCTGATAAAAACCATTGTCACTCGCCCGGTGTTGTGGCTCAACGAGGTATTAATTAATACCGTGCTGGCCAATATGTATTTGGCCACCGCCAGCGGCACGTTTTTAGAGGTGTTTGGCTGGGGCGTGAATGCCAGCCGGAAACCGGCCACGGCAGCACAGGGCGTGATCCGCTTTTATAAGAGCGATACGCAGCAGGCTGTGGTTATTCCGGCTGGAACACTGATCCAGACCGAGCGCATTAACAGCAAGATTTACAGCGTGGTGGTGAGCAATGACACCCTGATCGCTGCCGGTGCCGCCAGTGGGTTGGTGTCGGTGACAGCGGCTGAGGTGGGCGGGGCGTTTAATCTGGCCCCCGGCTATTACCGGATATTGCCACAGGCGGTACCGGGCATTGAACGCGCCCAAAGTGAGGGCAACTGGTTAACGGTGCCGGGCGCAGATAAAGAGTCAGATGATGATTTTCGGGACAGGTGCCGCAACCAATTTAACTTGGTGGGCAACTACCACACCGATGCGGTGTACCGCAGCATGATAGCCGGGGTGGTGGGGCTGTCGATTGACCGGATTTATTTTTTACACGATGCGCCACGCGGGCCGGGAACGGCTAACGCCTATTTATTGTTAGACAGTGGCGAAATATCACAGCCGTTTATTAATGCGGTCAATGACCATATCACCCAGCAAGGCTACCACGGGCATGGCGATGATATGCAGTGTATGGCGCTACCGGAAAGTCAGCATGATTTGCAGGTCACGGTGTTTGTGAACAATAAGCAAAACCTGACAGATGATGAGCTGGCGGGGTTGGAAAGTGGTTGTGAAAACCTGATCCGCTGTGCTTTTCGCCAGAACAGTACCTATAACGTGCTCAAAGCATGGCCCTATTCCCGTTACTCATTTTCTAATCTGGGGCGGGAGCTGCACAAGACGTTTCCGCTGATTGAGTCCTTGCGTTTTTCACTGACCGATATTGTCAGTGATTTGAGCGTGCCGCGCCTGAACAGCTTAACGGTGGTGATAGAAAATGCCTGATTTTATTACCCGCTTAGCAAGCTTGCGCCTGCCCTCATGGATGGACAAAGGCGAAGCGAACAAATTACTGCGGGTGTGCCGCCAGTGGTGGCAATGGGTACATGGTTGGCTAATCTGGCCGCTTAATCAGTTGGATGCCGCCACCTGTACGGTGCCGTTGCTGAATGTGCTGGCCTATCAACGCGATATTAATCGCTTTGACGGTGAGCCTTTAAGCCTGTACCGCAAGCGGGTGGAATACGCTTTTATCAATGCCCGTGACGCCGGTTCAGTGGCGGGGTTCGCTGCCATTTTTCTGCGCTTGGGTATTGGCGAAATAGTCCAACTGGAACGCCAGCCGGCCATTGACTGGGACGTCATTCTTATCCGGGTGAATGACACGCAGATAGCGGAAAACAACACCCTGATGATGGCGCTCATTCGCCAGTATGGCCGCACCTGTCGCCGTTATATTTTTCAGGTCATTAACGCCAAAACGGTGAGTATTCATGGCGGGGAGTTCAGCAATGACTACCGCTATCACCACGCAAAATTAATCATTGCGCCGGGTGTTATCAACGGGGCTGTGACGGTGACCCCTGCACAATTACAGCATTCGCATGAAGTCTATGCGGCAACATTGAAATAAGGATATTGATATGGCAACGGTAATCACCCGTGCTTTTGAACACTGGCAGGCACAGCAGGTTTTAAATAACTTACCGGCCCGCCCCGATACCATTATTTTTGCCCATGTGCCGGGGCAGGACAGCAACGCAGAGATTAACCCGGATGAAGCTATGCCGGTTGATGGCCAGATTGTGCACCGTGATGTGGTGGCGCAATACGGCATGATTAATGATTCAGCGGTAGCGTATTCGGTAGTGTTAGATACCCGTATTGGTGATTTCACTTTTAACTGGATCGGGTTGGTGGATGCCGCCAGCGGTACGCTATGCATGATTGTGCATACCCCGGCACAGCAAAAAATCGCCACCGCCAACGGGGTGCAGGGCAACAACATCACCCGCACTTTTTTGATGGAATTTGCCGGGGCGGCAGAGGCCAGCCAAATCACGGTTTCAGCACAAACGTGGCAGATTGATTTTAGTGCCCGGCTGCGTGGCATTGATGAATCTGTCCGACTGGCTAATCTGGATTATTACGGGCATGACGCTTTTTTCAGTGACGGTTTTTCGGTGAGCAAAGATGGCGAACACTACCGGGTTAAAGCCGGGCTGGCCTATATCGGTGGTATCCGTGCTTTGCTGGCCGATGATGTGTCATTGGAAGCCGCAGCGGGTAATGTGATTTATGCCGATGTGAGCTATCAGGGCAGTGTGTTAAGTGAATTTGCGCCGATTATTCATCTTGGCGTGAAGAATAGCGCCGGGGATTTTGGCGATTACGTCGATGCTAACGGTTTTGTGCACTACCTTGCCCCACTGGCATTGGTTACCCCCGCTGATGAAGAAGATAAGCGCATTATCTCGCCATTTGAGAAAGTGACCGAAGAAATTAATGCCGCGTTGAAAAAAATGGAGGCCAGCCTTTATCCGGCAGGCGCACCTATTCCGTGGCCCAGTGACGTGCTTCCTGAGGGTTATGCCCTGATGCAAGGTCAGGTATTTGATAAAACCCAATATCCACTACTGGCAGGGGCTTATCCGGCTGGCATTATTCCCGATATGCGCGGCTGGACAATTAAAGGCAAGCCAGAGCGTGGGCGGGCTGTTTTGTCACAAGAGCAGGACGGCAACAAATCCCATACACATGGCGCTACTGCCTCCAGCACTGACTTGGGAACAAAGTGGGCTTCAGCATTTGATTATGGCAACAAGGTTACCGATGCCCAAGGACAGCATAGTCATAGCTACCCAACCGGGGGGGTAAATGGGGGCGGTTTCCCGGTGATGTCGAATGGCCACGGTGGGTACTACAACACCAATGACGCGGGTAATCACGCGCATAACGTCGGTATTGGTGCCCATGCGCATACCATCGAAATGGGCGCACACGGCCATACCATTACGGTTGAAAGCAGTGGTAACAGTGAAACCACCGTTAAAAACGTGGCTTATAACTATATTGTGAGGCTGGCATGAAAGAGGCATTGGCGCTATCGGATGAAAAACGCATTATCACGGTGTACAACTATTCACCCGCCACCGGTGAATTTATTGGGCAAAGTGATGCCTTTATTCCGGCGAAAACAGGGCTACCCGCACATTGTACGGTTATCGCACCACCGCAAATAGCGACAGGTTATGCAGTGGTATTTACTGATGATAATTGGCAGTTGGTTGCAGATCACCGCCCGCAACAGGTTTATGACACGACAACCGGCCAGCCCATCACCGTGGATAAATTAGGGCCACTGGCTGAAAACCTGACCGCACTGGCCCCCGTGACACTGTTTGATCAATGGAATGGCAGTGCGTGGTGTGTGGATAACGACAAAATAGCCGCGTTTGCCCGCAGCCATCGTAATGCATTTATTGTCGCTACTGATCCGATGATGGTCAGCGATTATTGTATTGATGATATCCCGTTGAGTGAGGCACAACGCAGTGAGTTAATCGCCACCCGTGCCGCTTATCGATCATGGCCAACCTTGGCCCACTGGCCGTTGATTGCATTGCCAGAATTACCCCATTGGTTATTGATTGAAGCGGTTAATCAGGGCTATCGGGTGCCGGTATGGCCGGGGCTGTCAGATGTGGCGTAAAGCCTCGCTATCACTCCCCGGTACTATGGCCGCAGTCAATTGCGCCATGTTGCCGGTGCATCCGTGGGTGTACGGTGTGGGCCACAGTGAGGGATCCGGCAGCTATCTTAGCCCGCAGAACGCCGTGGATTATCTGGCGGGAAAACTGGCAGGCAGCGGTGGCCAGCAGCAAGTGGTGGTATTTATGGTGTGCGCCACTGATCACCCGGCTTTTATGCAGGTGTTAACCCAATTTTCTGCGGTGCTGCCGTTGCCGGTGTTCTCGCAAGTGGCCCGCATGGCCAGCACGGCGGCAACACTGGCCACCACTAAAATGCAGCTCCCGGCCAACGCCGGAAACGGTTTACCGCTGCCACAGTTGATGTCTACCGCAACCAGCCGCTTGGCTATCAATGCTCAACGTATTGCGCAGGCAAAAGACGCAGCCGGGGCGGGGGCCAGTTTGGCTGGGCTGGAGTTGGCATTATCCGGTTTTGCCAGCGCCAAAGCGGCGGCACTGGCCAGCATGGAAAGTGCCTTAAATGGCTTACTGGCGGGCAGTGCGCAGGCATGGGTATTTACCGGTAATGGCAGCGCGGCCACCGTGGCCAGCGAAATGAAAAAGAACGTACCGCAGCAGGATGCTGTTTTTACTCTGGCCACCTTGTTTGCCGGAGAAGATTTAACCACGCTGGAGGCGATGATCAATGACACAGATAGTCATGCTGGCACTGGACGGTGAAGCCATTCCGTTAAAGGGGCTGACCGTCACCCCCACCATGCAATTTCAAGAAAAAGACCAGTCCGGGCAGACTTCCAGCACCGCCACGGCAGAGCAGGGTATCAAGGCCAAAGAGCTGCGCGTTTCCGGGCTGGTGCCGTTCAGTACCCCGGAGGTATTAACCCGACTTTTTGCACTGGCTGAATCCAAAGACGCAGGCGGTGCACTGAAAAAATACCGGGTGGCCAATCAGGTGGCGCAGGCGATTAATTTCCGGCTGGCCACCTTTACCGGCTCGATTGATGCTCCGAAACAGGATGGCAAAATGGCGTGGCTGGTAACCTTTACCCTCAAAGAATTTTTGAGTGTGTCAGAGAAGCGCGAGGCCCGCGCAGGCAGTAAAACCACCGCACAAAAGCAGACCGCAGGCGGCGGTAGCGGGGGCAGTGAAGCAGGCGAGGATGCCGAAAAATTAAGCTGGTTTGAGCGCAAGGTATTAAAGCCGGTCAATGATGCACTGGGGCCAGCCTCATGAAACCCATTCGCAGGCTGATGCTGTCCGGGGATGCGGTGCCGTTGGTTGATGCCAATCTGGTGTTGGAGTTGAACGCCTGCGGGCGCGGTTTTATTACCGCTGAAACTACCACCGATTACACCGGCAAACTGGTGCGGCTGGATGCCGGTTACCCTGAATTGGTGTTGCGCTGGTTTACCGGTTATGTGGAGCGTTCGCAACCAGCAGAGAACGGTGCACAGCGGTTATTTGTGCGGGAGTTAACCGGCGTTTTTGAGCGGATGTGGCCGGTATCGATGCAACACCCGACCCTGCGCCAGTTGGCCGACTGGCTGACCGACCACAGCGGGCTAACCTTCCAGCTTGCTGCCAGTGCTGACTATAACGATAAGCCAATACCCCATTTTACCCACAGCGGCAGCGGCTATCAGTTGCTGGCCAATATCGGCAGCGCCTTTGGTATTACTGATTACTGTTGGTACCAGTTGCCAGATGGCGCGGTGTATCTCGGCAGTTGGCAGCATTCATTATTCGCCGGTAAACCCGTTGATATCCCGCCTGAATTTAGTACGGCAGCGGCGGCAGGCAATACCATGACCGTGCCTATGATCCAATCGGTGCGCCCCGGTGTGGAATTGAATGGCCAGCGGTTAACCACCGTGCGGCTGAATAATGATGATTTGGTGTTAACGTGGACGCCGCGCAATAAAACCACCGGCCAGCCGTTGCAAAAAACCCCCATCCAGCGCCAGATTGATACTGCCTATCCGGAGCTATCAGCCGGGTTACATCTGCCGAAAATGGCCCGTGTTGAGGGGCCAAGCGAAGCGGTGACCAGCGGCGATATGGCCGACCCGTTCCGGCCCCGTTATGCCGTGAATCTGCAATTGCTGGATGATGATGGCAAGGCGGCAGCAGATACGCCGGTTTACCCGGCGGTGCCGTTACCCCTGCCAATGGCCGGGGCTGAATCGGGCATGTTCCAGTTTCCCCCGGCAGGCACACTGGTGGAAGTGGGCTTTACCGGCGGCAGGCCGGATAAACCCTTCGTGCGCCAAACCTTATCACAGGGCAATAACCTGCCCACGGTGTTACCGGGTGAACAGCTCCAGCAGCAGCGCGATGGCGTATCGCAGCGGGTAACGGTAGCAGGGGATTGGGAGCGCAAAACCGATCAGGTTATCCGTGAGGAATCCATGAGCCGGGTGATTACTGCCGATGATGAAACCCGCACACTGGTGGCCCGTGAAACCACCGTACAGGCCACGGATAAAACCACGGTACTGGGTATCGCCACCTTGCTGGCTGGGGCCATTCAGCAAATCAGTGAGGGGGATTACAGTCTGGCCACCCAAGCCAGTTACATGGCCAAAGTGGGCAAAACCTTAACCACCGATGTGGGGCAGGATTTGATAGAGAAGATTGGTAATATCCGCAGCAGTATCGCCGCTGCTCGGCAAGATGTGATAGCGCCGGTGGTGTGGATTGGTAGCCAGCAAATTAATGTGATGGCTCTGATGCTGGAGACTCTGGATGTGGTGAAAGAGTTGGCAGCACTGACCGCCGCCCATACTCATACCAACACCGGAGGCCCGTTAAACGCAGGCAGCATCACCGCCACCGGGGCCAAGTCAGACGGATTACGTGATAAATATTCCCCAGTGATCGGTTAATCGATCTCGCCCAATCAGCCCGCCGCGCGCGGGCTTTTTTACGCCTGCCCATAAGTGCCGCCAGCGGCCCGCAGTACCCCGCCATAAAGCAACCACCGCACCACAACACCTGAAAAGGATCACGCCAGCCACGGCCCTTGCACGTAGCGGAATGCCCCACGAAAGAAACGTTATCACCACGGAAACGGCACTACACCGCACCCGCCTGCACACTTTGCGTTATAAAGTTTTTTCAGTTTTATTTTTCTACAAACCACCCCGCCAGCCCGCGCCGTGACTGGGGCTTTGCGGAGTTTTGGCAACTGAAAAGATTGAAAAGAATTTCAGTGTTTTTCAGTTTTTGGATCGTGGAGTGGACCGCGGAAAATATTAATGCATTGAATTTAAAAGAGATTATATTAATTGCGTGGGTTTACGGATCGTTTTACGTGGTTTTGTTTATTCCGAATAATCCCTCCACGCGCCAGAGCTGGCACGGGGAGCGGGGATTTTACAGACTATTTCTAAACTGAAATTTAAGTAATTGATAGTGTTTCATAGCTACAGGTTGATTTAGGTCTGAATGTATTATTTATTAATTTCTGTGGGTGCTAGAATTCACAGTTCGCCATATTGGAAATGATATTTGTTTTTTTTGGCTTCTAATAAATATTGAAGGTGAGTAAAATGGTATATTTTACTTAGTAGTGATGTTGGTATTGTTGATATTTCTATTCTTATCGAATCACCATTAGGTGTTATCTTTCCAAAACAATATCCATTAGAAGAATATCCCTCTTTTTCATTAATTACAGAAAGTATATTGTCTTTAGCTTCTAGTATTTCAGTTATGTAAAATTCTTTTGTGAAATTAACATGTATCTTTACGAGAGAGTAGATATACTCATTAATTAAAGGAATGGCTGGAAATTTTTCATCCTGTCCTAATAAATCTTGTTTGACTATCTCCCCCCATTTACTGAAATTTTTCAAAAGTTGCTCTCTTTCAAAATAAACGACTAGGTTAGATTCAACGATCAAATTATCATAATCAAAACTCTTTTGAAGATTATAGGATAATGGAGGCATACCGCAATGTTGAACATAGTTCCTCAACCTACTCATGAATTTGTACGAAAAAGTTGTATCATATTCCTTTGATGTTACCTCATTAAAATATGAGAGCTGTTTAGATTGTTTGGAATATTTTCTATTAATACTTGTTTCCATGTGATCAAGCAAAGTTCTGGCTGATGCGAGGAAATTCAGGATAACTGAGTTAGCTTCTAGATAGAAGTTTTCAAAAGGATAATCTAAAGAGCTCTGCTCTGCATTTGTGATTTTTTTTGTTAAATTAACTAAAAGGTCTGATACTTCATTATAATTAAGTATGACATATTCTATTAAAGCATGATGCTTTTGAAAATCGATTAATAAAGACGAATTCTTACTAATAAATTCAACTTCATTCGAAGTGAGCGGTTTAATCTCAGTGAGCTTATCTGCATTTTCGCTATATTCTCTTTTGTATAAATATAACTCAGTCATTTAATAACTCCTTTCAAGCAGTACATTGAACTATTACTGATAATCATAGTATAACAATTTATGAGGTTAATAACGGTCAAAACTTGAAAACATAAACGTAGTTCACGTATTACATGGAGCAGCAGGCAACAGATAAATCATAGTGTTGTTACTGGTAGTTAATTTTATAGACAAGAAATAATTAGCTGGCTAATTTTAAGAAAAGAATACCTTATAAAATCACTACAAATAAATAACAAAAAGCGGAGCAAGCTCCGCAGAGGTATAGAATTTTATTTTTTGGGTGGGTAATCACAACCACCATTTGGTGGCCTACACCTATAAATTCTGGCCAAACCCAACTTCCAACCAGTGATAAAGCCAAAACGTTTTAGAGCAACCAACGTATATTTAGAACAGGATGGAGTATGGCGGCATCGATCACGGATTCGCATCGGCGCATAGGCACGATAGAAGAGAATGAATCTAATACTTAGCCACTTGAGCACGTTACACTTCTTTTCTGAAAGTAATCACGTAGTAATGCGTTAGTGTTGATTTGTTCCCACCAAAACATCCCGGCTTCTCATCAATCCCAATGGTATCAACGCGCTGGAACTCCCAGCCCTGAGAGGCCCAAGAATTAACAACCTCTTCAAGATAATGGGCAGCAATACCATTTTTGTTAGCTTTGGCATTGACGGAAATATTTGGCGGAATTTGTACCATCTTGTAAGTAAACAT